ACCAGGGGCGATGGTGCCCTTGACGATGTAATCCGGGACCTCGGCGAAGAGCGTCGCGCCGGTGAGCACGTTGGTCTCGACGGACACGTGATCGTAGACGGCGTTGTGGTTGACGCCGATGAGCCCACTGTCGCTCTGCGTATAGGAGAGCCCGGCCTGCGCAAGCTCGCCGAACTCCGGCGCGTAGAGGTGCAGGTTCTGGCTGGCGGTCACGATGGGTGCCTTGGCGGCTACCTTGTTGGTGACGAAAACGTTCTGGACGCCGAGGAAGTCCTGGATGTAGGTCATGCCGTAGGCGGTCTGCGTGGTGACCGTAGCACCCGCGAGGTAGTCCGCGATGTCGGTGCGGTTGACGAAGTGCACGAGGCTGTAGGCCGCGCCGTTGTCGTTGTTAGTCTCCAGCGTGTCCTCGAGCTTGGCGTCCATGTACGCGAGGCAGGCCTGGAGGGTCTTGCCGGTGGCGGTGCCGGTGCCGGTGCCGAGGAACGTGAAGAACTGGGTGAGGATGTCCGCGCGGATGTCGGCGAGCATCTTCTGGTCGGTACGCACGACGGCGGGGACGGCTCCGTGCTCGGCGATAGCCTGAGCGGACGTGACCTTGCGGTACGGGCGCATCTTGACCTTGCCGATGGGGGTCTCGGCCATCGTGTACTTGGAGAGGGACACGAGGTCACCCTCGACGTAGGCGGAGCCGGAGCTGCCGTTCTCGTCCTTGGCGTCGTTAAGCGTGCCGGTCACCTTGTGCTGGGTGAGCGTATAGCCCGCGCCGACGTGCTCGGGCGTCACGATGCCGAGAAGGCGCATGAGGTTGTTGGTGTCCTGGTTGAAGTTCGCAATGAACTCCCTGGTGAGTCCGTAGTTAATCGCTGCGGAGTCGATGAGGTTGGCGGGTGCTGCCATATTTCCTACCTTTCTACTGTCCCTCGTAACCGCGCGCGTATGCCATCACGCGGTCACTGGGGTTCGTCATCTTGCTGATGGTCTCGTCGGACATGTGCATGGAGCCGCTTGCCGCGCCGCCCTTGTCGGCTGGCGCTGCCGTGGAGCTTGCCTTGGCAAACTCCGCGATGGCCTTGGCGGTGGTGGTCATTGCCTCTTCGTCCTTGCCGCTGATGAGCGACGCGGGAACTCCGGTAGCTGCGGACACCTTTGCCACGAGCTCGGCGTGTGCCTTCTCGGCCCTGAGCGCGTCGACCTCGGCCTTCGCAGCCGCTGCCGCCTCCTGGGCCTTCTCCAGCTCGGTCTTCGCGGCCTCCTGCGCCTCGTCGTAGGCCTTGGCCTTCTTCGCGAGGTCGTCGTAGTCGGCGTACTTCTCGCGCGTCTCGCGGCGCACCTTGCCCATAAGCTCGTTCACCTCGTCCTGGGTGAACGTCTTCGGCGTCTCCTGCTTGGGCTCGTTCTCTTCGGCCATGTCGGCTCCAATCTCCCCCGCCTGGGGGTCGTCGTGAATCCCGCCTTTGGCGGTCGTCCATCCGTGTTTCGCCCACGGCGGCGAGATATGAAAAAGGCCTCCCGTCGGAGGCCTGATTCATTGCTATTGATTGCTGCGCTTTCGCTTTTTCACGTTCTCGAGATGCTTCGAGTGGTCCTGCTCCAGGTACCGCTGGTATCCCTCGTCGTAGTCGTGCCTGTCGTAGCCCTCGACGCGCGGTGACTCCTCCCACGACGGGACCACCTGGCAGTGGCAGTCGTCGTGGTAGTGGTCCGGGTCAATGCCGCCCGCGCTCATCTCGCTCAGGTAGACAAACCCGCGCGAGGCGAGCATCTGGCAGAACGGGCATCCGGCGGCGTAGCTCTTGGAGCGGCGCGGAATACGCGCGAAGCGCGGCTTCCTCGGGTCGGAGCGCCCGCATGCGTACATGGTTCCTCCGCTGGCACGCTTGACCTCGTATCCAACGCGCGACTGGAGGGCGGCAAGCGCCGCGTCTGCGTCGTTCGAGCGCACGATGCCGCGCGCCACGGTCTCCGTGGCCCCAGGGACGTATCCGGTGTTCTCCGCGCCCTCATAGCCGTCATCGTTGCCAATCATGATGCCGCGAAGGCCGAGGTAGAACTGCCGCGCGAGGTATGCGGCCTGCTTCGTCCCGCCGTTGCAGACGGTTTGCATGGCATAGACGATGGCATCCTCGGCGTCCGGCGCCGTCACGTCGATGGAGGCGAGCGCCTTCTCCAGCGCCTGCTTGTTCGCGGCGCTTATCGCCTCGGTCGCGTTCGCGAAGTTGTCGATGTACGTGCGCGGGATGACGTAGCCCATGGGCTACTCGCCCTCCTCTTCCATCGGCTTGGAGGTGGTGATAACCATCTGGCGCGACGTGGCGTCAGAGAACAGCTGGCGGTAGGCAAGCTCCTGCGCCGTGTCCTCCTTGGCGAGCATGAGCCGGTCGATTGTGGCCTGGTCGAGGCCCACGCCCTCGTAGAAGACGCGGGTGCCGACAATGCCCTGGTCGATGGAGGCAAGCTTCGTCCATGCGTCGGCGCGGCTTGCGAGCGTGGGCATTGACGGGTCGCGGAACGACGCAATCACGCCGTTCTGCTCGTCCGTGAGCCCCGAGAGCGCCACGCCCTGCGACACGGCCATCATGAGCCGCGCGACCTGCCAGAGCGAGTCGCGGAGGCCGTCGTTGATGCCCTGCACGTCGAGAATGAGCGGGTCGTTGCTTGCGGAAAGCGCGTCCGAGCTGGTGTAGGTGTTGCCCATCACGCCGAGCTGGGCGAGCGGGACCAGCGAAGCGCCTGAGAAGCGCTGGGCGTCGTTCTCGTAGGTCGCGATGAAGTTCTGCGCGTCACCTGCGGGGAACTGGCCGAGGGTCGGAGTGTCGCCGTCCTCGTCCTTCGTGAAGGCCCAGAGCGAGCCGAGGTAGGCGCGGAGCTTCTTGGCCTCGTCGGTCACAAGCACCGGTTCCCCGGTCTCCTCATCGATTACGGGCTTCCCGTCCTCGCCGACAAGCGGCTTCGAGAAGAGGTCGGCGGCGATGCCGGTCGCCCATCGCTGCGGCGTCGTGAAGAACTCAGCGCCAACGTCCATGCGGAGCACGTCGCGCACGGCCTTGTCTACGATGGAGGTCAGCTCTGGCGTGAGCACGGGATGGCCGAGCGGCTTGTCAATGTCGGCGTCATTGACCAGCGGGACCACGAGCATCGCGCCCACGGGATTGCGCTCGTCCGAAGCCGTGCGCCACTCCCACGAATCCGGGTCGCGCTCGAAGACGGTCACGCGGTCGGGAAGGTGGAGGACGTAGCGGCTGGCGTTGCCCTCGCGGTCCACGCCTGCGAGCACTATTCCAGCGCCTATCTGGTCGGCGTCCTTGTCCCAGAGCATGCAGCACTGGTTGGCCGAGAACGCGCGCACCTTGGCGGCTGGCTGTCCCGCAGCGCCGCGCATCACGGTGATGGCGGAGCACCCGTGCGTGAGCATCGAGCGCGTGGCCATGCGCACAAGCTGGCGGAGGCGGTTCTGCGTAACCAGCGCGTCGAGCGTCGGGTCTGACTCGCCACGGAACACGAAGCCATCGAAGCGCGAGCGGTTCACGCGCACGTCCACGGCCTTCTGCGCCCAGCCCACGACTTCTTCCACGTTCTTGATGGTAGGCGGAATGGCGATGCCAAAGTCCTTGATGGGGTTGCGCATCTCGTAGTATTGCGTGAGCCTCGCGTTGCGCGCGCGGACGGAGGCCCACGTGTCGAACAGGTCATCCAGCACCTGCGAGAGGCTGTCGGGGATTCCTGGCCCCTGCGGGCGCGTGGAGTTCACAATGTCGAAACGGTTAGCCTGCTGCATCATGCCCTTCCATCCGCACGGGTCGGGAGTATCACTTCTCGCGTGACCGTGATGGTCGGCAGCTCGTCCACGGTTCGGACGTGCACGGTGATGTCGAGCCCGTCGGCCAGCGTCACCTCGTCCGAGCCAGCGCGCGCCACGAAGTCCTCGGCGTGCGTCGCGATGTAGGCCCCAGCGTCGCTCACGATCTCGACGGCCCTCATGCGGGCGTCCCTGGCGTCGCGTATCACAACATCCATCACAACATCCTCTGCTTTCTCGCCGGGTTGCGCCGCGTCGTGCGCACCGCCCAGACGGCCAGTGCGCATGCCTCGACCGGCTCCGACTGGTGCATTCCGTCGCTTCCGAAGCCCCAGCCCCCGCTGTGGCCTATCGGTCGCACGGTAGCGTCGAGAGCCGAAGCATCGAGCGCCTTCTGCCTCGTGTGCTTGACCGTGCCGCCCTTGAGCCCGTCTACGAGCCCAGTGGCGGCGGTTATCACGTTGCCCGCGTTCGGGCGCACGACGTATCCGCGAGGGCACCCGAGGGCGTCCAGCTGCTCGCAGAGCGTGCCCGCCCCGTTGAGCCCGTCCACCACGACGCACGCGGCCTTGCCCCGGCGCGCATAGAGCGCCTCCGCGAGGGACTTCGTGCCACCCGCCGTCGTGCCCAGCTCCACCAGCTCGAACGCGACCTCGCCCTTGGCGTTCATCTTCGCCCCGGCGAGGGCGTACGCGCTGCCGTCCGTCGTGAACTTGACCGCGAGCGCCGTCTTCTTGCGGTAGAGGCCAGCTATCGCCTTTATCTCGGCCTTCCTCCACAGGTCGCGCGGTATCGCCGCCTGCGACGTGCGCGCTGGCGTCCACCAGCCCAGCCGCTCGCGTGCGAAGTCCTCGGCGGACATCGACAGCTCGCCCTCGATGGCGGTCTCGTCTATGAGCGTGCCCAGGCTCGGGTTGGTCTCGTACCACCGCGAGCGGTCGGACACGTCGCCAATCTCGGCGACTGCCCACTCCATCCACGCGAAGGGCGGCACCTTCTCGCCGTGCGCCTGGTCGTGCATGGCCACGAACACGGTTCCGGGGCACTCCGG